GGGGTAAAAGACCTGTTCAAGTCCATCCTGCACCTTGTCTGCAAGTATCAGGACAAGGAACGGATTGTGCGGATGCGTGGCAAGTTCGTGGCTATTGACCCTAGAGAGTGGAGCAACGAGTACGACCTGACGGTAAACGTCGGTCTGGGTACGGGTAACCGTGAGCAACAGATGGCGATGGTGGCCGCAATCCTGCAAAAACAGGAGCAGATTATGTCCCAGATGGGCATAGCCAACCCGCTAGTCTCGCCAAGCCAGTACCGCAACACATTGGGGCGGTTTATCGAGTCCGCAGGCTTTAAGGACACCTCTGAGTTCTTCCGCGAGATTACGCCTGAGATGGAACAGCAGTTGTTGCAGCCACAGCAACAGCCTGACCCCGCTACCGCAGCCCTCATGCAACAGGCGCAAGCCCAGATGCAGATTACTCAGGCAAAGGCGCAAGCAGACATTCAGTTGAACCAAGCCAAGGCTCAGGCAGACATCCAGCTACAGCGCGAGAAAGCTGCCGCAGACATCCAGTTGGCGAGAGAAAAGGCAGCCGCGCAGATGGAACTCAAGAGTGCCGAGTTCCAAGCCGAGGCGCAACTTAAAGCCTTCGAGGTTGTGCAGGGTAGAAATCAAGGCGTGGAGATACCCGGTTGAACGAAACAGAACGGGCGATAGCCTACCTGCAAGACGAGTTCTTTATGGCTGTTGTAGAAAAGCAACGGCTGATGTATATTAACAACATATTAGACAGTCCTGACGATGCTCTAGACCTCCGTGAACGCGAGAGGCTAAAGCTCAAGGGATTGGAAGAATTTATTGCGTCACTCAAATCCATCGCCGCAAGTAAGGAGATGGACAAGAAACGCAAGTTTATGGTTTTTTAACCAAGTAGGAGTTCTAAATGGAAGACACCAACCCGCAAGGGAGTGCAACAGTAGACAATGCAGCCGCCAAAATCTTTGGGATGTTGGAGCCAGAGCAGCCGGAAGGCCAAGCCGAGGAACTAGCGGAACAGGAGACCGAGGAAGTAGAAGCGCAAGCCGATACCTACGAGGAAGCGGAAGGCGAAGAAGTCCAAGAAGAAGTCGAAGCACCACAACGGTTTCGGGTCAAGGTTGACAACGAAGAACTGGACGTGGACTTAGACGAGCTTATTAAGGGCTACTCACGCACATCTGACTACACCAAAAAGACGCAGAATCTAGCCGAACAGCGTAAGGCAGTCGAATCCGAACGCGCTAGGATAGATGAAGCCGCCAAATTGCGGGACACCTATGCCCAACGGTTGCAAGTCATCGAACAGATGTTGACACAGCCTGCGGAAGACCTGACTGCCCTAAAAGACCAAGACCCCATCGGGTACGCGGTCAAGATGGCAGAGAACATGGAACGCGAAAAACAGCTTCAAGCTGTCCGCGCCGAACGCGAATCACTCCAAGCCAAGCAAGCCTCCGAGCATCAGGAGAGGCTAAGGTCTCACATCCAACAGGAAGCCGAGCGTCTACGTTCTGCCATCCCTGACTTTGGTGACGAGGTAAAGGGCGAGGTTATCCGAAAGGAAATAAAAGATTACGCCAAATCGGTAGGCTGGACAGACCAAGAGTTGTCGCAGGTGTACGACCACCGCGCCGTCCTGACTCTGTATCGGGCTATGCAATACGAAAAATTGCAGAAGTCAAAACCTGCCGTCTCCAAAAGAGTGGCAGAGGCTCCCAAGTCATTAGCACCTGGGGTCGGCTCTCCTCGCCTTGATAAGGACGGAGAGGCGGTCAAGAAATTGACCAAGCAACTCAAACAATCCGGTCGCCCGCGAGACGCGGCGGCTTTATTCGAACGATTCCTCTAAGGAGAATTAAATGTCAGTACCCTCAAATACCTACCTGCGGTACACCTCGATTGGTGTCCGCGAAGACTTAGCAAACGTCATTTATGACATCAGCCCCACCGACACGCCTATCATGTCGTCCATCGGCAAGGCTAAAGCAACCCAGACCAACCACGAGTGGCAGACCGACGCATTGGCCGCCGCTACGACTGCTAACGCCCTCATTGAAGGTGACGACGCAGCCGCTTCCGAAATCAAGCGCGACATCGAGACAATCATCACGGCTAACCAAGCCAAGACCAACGGTACGGCTACTTCTGGCGCACGTAAGCTAGGTTCGCTCCTTTCTTACATCACCAGCAACGTATCCAAAGGTTCGGCTGGTACTAACCCAACAGGTGACGGTTCCGACATCCGTTCTGACACCACAACCCGCACGTTCCTTGAGTCCATGCTCAAGACCGTGGCACAGGAAATCTTTGAAGAAGGCGGCACACCGAAGATGTTGGTTGTTCCCCCAGGACTCAAGGCAACTGTGTCTGGCTTTACTGGTGTTGCAGAGCAGCGTTATGTGACCGGCGCAGAACCCACGACTATCGTGGCTGCCGCTGGTGCTTACCTCTCGGACTTCGGCCTCATCAGCATCGTTCCTGACCGCTTCATGCGTTCTACGGATGCCCTGATGCTCGACCCCGAGTACGCAGCCCTTGCTTACCTCCGTCCTTTCCAAACGAATGACCTGGCTAAGACCGGCGACTCTGACAAGACTCAGATTCTTGCCGAACTGACCCTCGAAGTTCGTAACGAGAAAGCACACGGCGGTATCTTTGACATCAAAGCAGCGTAACTTGTGATAGAATCGGCGGTGGGTAATTCCCACCGTCGGTTTTGTGAGGTAAATATGCAAAAGTTGGGCGAAGAACAAACGATTGAGGGAAAACGTACTTGGTTTGCGGACGGAGATGGCGGGCTTGTCATCAGGGACGAACAAAACGTCGCACCAATCCTAGAGGCTAACAAGGCTTCTTATAACCAGATAGACGAACGTGCACGCTGGGGTGATGGTGCGCGGGTGGCAGAGATTCCCAATTCGGTCATTGCAGACCTGAATGTGAAGGGGATTATGAGGGGGTTCGCTGTGGTAGACCAAAAGCGCATGAAGGCTTTTCTAAATGACCCGGAGAACCGTTTTTTACGGACGAGACCGGGGAGAATTTAGTGGGCAAGGTTCACGACAAGATTAAGCAAAAGCAACAAAAAGCACCGTGGGACGAAAAGAAAGTCGCCATTTGTATCCCTTCTCGCGGAGAGATGGAGATAGGAACGGCGTTTGACTTAGCGGTGATGTGTGCCTACGATGCAAGAAACAGGGTAGGCCACCAAGCGGTCTACACGGTTGCCGGAACCCTGATATTTGACCAGCGCGAGAAATTAGCGGCAGAGGCAATAAAGGAAGGCGCGGACTACATTCTGTGGATAGACGCAGATATGAGGTTCCCCAAGAACACGATAGAGGTACTGTTGGCGCACGACAAGCCCATAGTTGGGGTGAACGCGACAACGAGAACCATGCCGGTCAGACCTACGGCAAAGAACCTAGAGATTGACTTTGAGAAAGAGGAGAATCATTGGATTCCAATCGTCTCTAAAGACAAGACTCATCTGGAGTGCGTAACCGCGATTGGTTGCGGTGTGATGATGGTCAAGCGCGAGGTGTTTGAGAAGACTCCGAGACCGTGGTTCTGGTTCGAGAAGATACCCGGCGACAAGTTGCTAGGGGAAGATGTTTACTTCTGCATCAAGGCAAAAGACGCAGGATTCGATACTTATTTAGACCACAACCTGTCCAACGCAATTGGGCACGTTGGGTCATACACTTATTCATGGAACGACTACAATGGCCCTAGCGACATACAGCGACCTCCAGACATCGGTAGCAAACTACCTCGGACGGAGTGACCTTACCAGCCAGATTCCCGACTTTATCAGCCTAGCGGAGTTGCGCCTAGCACGCGACATTCGTACCCGCAGGATGCTAAAAACCTCCACGGCTACTATGACCGTAGGAGATGCAACGGTAGGACTGCCAAGCGACTTTCTGTCAATCCGTGATGTGTTTATTCAGGGGTTACCAAGAACGGTAGTCTCCTACCTCTCACCAAGTGCTTTTTCTAGTAACTCCCGCGCAGACCAGGTTGGTTTGCCGGTGTTCTACACAATGCGTGGCAACGAGCTAGAGTTCGCGCCAAAGCCTGATAGTGCCTACATCTTGCAGATGCTTTATTACTACAAGCCGACAGACCTATCGTCAGGCAATGCTAGCAACGAGTTCTTGGCTAACTACCCAGACGCGCTGCTCTACGCAAGCCTCTTAGAGGCAGAGCCGTATTTAATGAACGACCCGCGTACACAAACGTGGTCGAGTCTGTACAACCAAGCAATTGCACGAATCAACACCTCCGACGAGGAGAGTGAGTTTTCTGGTGTTCCCCTAGTTATGACCGTTACGACGAGGTAATCAAATGGCAGAATTTAGCAACTACTTAGAGAACAAAGTCCTAGACCACGTTCTCCGCAACACATCTTACAACTCACCCACGACGGTGTACGTTGGACTCTATACGTCCGACCCCACAGACGCTGGTTCGGGTACGGAAGTCTCTGGTGGCTCCTATGCCCGCCAAGCACTCTCTGTGACCACAGCTTCTGCTGGAATCGTTACTTCTAGCGCGGACATCAACTTCCCGCAGGCAACGGCTTCGTGGGGTTCGGTAGGCTACATCGGGATTCTAGACGCGCTTTCTAGCGGCAACCTGCTCATGCACACAGCCTTGACGACTGCTAAGACAATCGACACGGGCGACATTCTCAAGATTTCTAGCGGCAACCTCACGGTAACGCTTGACTAATGGCTTTCGTCCTTAAAGACCGCGTAAAGGAAACCTCGACCACGACGGGTACGGGGACAATTACGTTGGCCGGTGCGTCCATTGGCTA